AAATATGAGCTACGCAATCTACGTAGCTCAATATTCAAATAGTTTAAAATTGCTTCAATTTCTTGCAGTTGATTAAACCGATGTTCAACAATACCGGGCATAGCAGCCGCACTTTTTTCAACGTTACCTACAAGTTTACATTCTGCTCTTGCTTGTACAAGTTCTGATTCAAAGTGTGCTACTGCATCAGGAATCTTGCTCACGTCGCGACTTACTTCACTATACCAACCCATTAATCATCCCATTCGTCATAATCATCAATGTCATCTTCATCTAATTCAAGATAGTATCTAATGGCATTGTCTAGTTGTGCATCAATGCCAAAACAATCATTGAACGTTTCATCGCTTACGCCATAATCGGCTAGTAAATCAACAAAACGTTCAGCTGCCATTTCAATATGTTTCTTATCTAGATATTCTTTAAACAGCATCCAAATATCAGCAATTTGTTCTTCACTCATTAGTAACAGTTTCCTCGATTGGTTCAAAATCAGTTGCTTCTTCGTCAACTTCAGAGGTATTTACCACAGAAGCTTCTTTTACTAAGTAATCTGACATAACTTTATCGAGTAATTCACCTGTCCATTTCTTACGATAGTCTAGTAGTTCTTCACCTTCGGTTGTTACATACTTGAGTCTGTTACCACTCTTTTCAATCACACCCTTTGCTTCGAATAGTTCTACTAGTCCGCTGTATGGATTCATTCCTGTTTCATAAGGAATTTTAACTTGTACGCCTTCAAACGGTTTTGCATAACGAGTCTTCATTACTTTACAACCTGCTCTAATACCACGTACTTCGCTAATTTTATTACCATCTTCATCTTCTTTTAGTTTTAGTTTTTTCATTGCTACAACAATTGAAGATGCATAGATAAATCCTTGTCCACCTGAAATCTTGTCATCTGGATCGAACATATCTTGTGATGCGTATGTATGGTTAGTACATACTAAGCCAACATTGTGTGAGCCAATCATATTAACTGTGTTACGAACAAGTGAAGTCAATGCCTTAGGCTTACGACCCATATCACCTTTCATATCACCTTTGTTAAACTGATCAACATCTGTAGGTGTTAGCAACATACCTAAACTATCAATAACAAACAGTACCTTAGGACGATCTTCTTCTGGCATTGCTTTATAGTCTGTCATAAACACACTAATAGTTTTAGCAACATCATCAATCATTGACATGTTTAGTTTGAGTAGTTTTTCTTCGCTTGTGTCTACGTCTAGTGCGTGTAGCCAAGCCTCGTCGAGTGCATTCTCTGAGTCAATTAGAACAACAAAGATGCCTTGCTCTTGTGCGTATTTTACAATGTTACCTGCACAGATATACGATTTACCTGCACCGGATTCACCTGCAAATACAGTTACCTTACCCATTGGAACACCTCTATGGAAGTCTCCTGAAATAAGATAATTGAGTGCATAGTTACCTGTACTAATCCAATCAGTTGGGTCGTTAAAACCTGCACTCATACCTTGAATGGATTTAGTTAACGAAGTTCGAAACTTCGTAGGATCAAATGCTTTTGATGCCATATGTATCTCCTATCTAAAAAGCGTGACAGCTATTAACTTTTGAAGTGTTGACAGGTAAACCGTGAATCTCTGCTTCGGTTTCGTTAATAGCTGTCATATTGTTTTACTGTCCTTGACGTGCTCTAATCATTGCTAGAATGTCTTGAGCATTGCCACCTTCTGCAGGAGCCGCTTCAGCCGCTGGTGCTGGAGTTGGCTCTGGTGCTGCCTCTGCTACTGGAGCAGGTGCCGCTTCTGGTGCTGGTGTTGGCGCTGGTGTAGCCGCCGGTGCAGGAGTCGATGCTGCCGGAGCAACTGGATCGCCTGTACGTGCTGCCATACCTGCTGGACGGAAATATTGACCCCAACGGTCCATGTCAAATGCTTCACCGTCTACTGACGCTTCAAACATTTCTTGCATGACCTTGATTTCAACTTCACCTGGCTTTTTAGGTAGGAAGTCATTGAGATTAAACAAACCGTGTGCATTAACTGCATTCATTTCAGCATCGCCTAATGGACGCTCTCTACGAGCCCACTGTGATGTTGAATAGTCTGCATAGCCGCCTTTTGAAGTTTTATTTAGACGGAAGTCTACACCTGCTGTGTAATCTGTTGGCAATTCTTCCATATCTGGATCCATAAGAGCCTGCTTAATAATTTGGAAGATCTGCGGACCAATAATAAATCTACGGATTGGATTCTCCGGAGTTTGATCATCCGCAATTGGATTATCCACTACAAAGCCTTGGAACACATAAGAACGCTTCTTCCAATACTTACGACCCATATCTTCTAGACTTGGATCTTTAAACCAGCCACGTACTTCGTTTAGAATGTTACATGTCTCGCCGTACATTTCCATACATGGAATTTGTACTTGCACTGGACGTGAATCAGTTTGACCTTTAACACCTGCAAAAGGTAGTTTGATCATTAAACGCTCTACCCAGAAAAATGTGTTATCTGCGTTGCCGTCAGGAAGGAAACGTAGCGTTGAGCTATCGCCTTCTTTCATATTCCAAAATGGGTAAATTGCGTTATCACCGCCTGACTGACGGTTACCTGAAGCGCCTGCTTCTTGTTCTTTGAGCTTTGCTCGGATTTCTGCTAATGATGCCATAGTTATGCCTCCTAAATGTTATGCCTATGTTTGTGCCTTTTCTTGTAGCACAGTGTATAATATACACTCAACTACTTAGCGTGTCAAGTCTTTTTTAAAGAAAAACTAGAAAAACTTATAAAAGTTTAACCAATTATATACCGGCTAAACTTCTAATACTGTCTAATTCTGTGTTATCTTGTTCTACAGGCTCTTCTTCCCTATAGCCCATTACTTCTGCAACACGATTATTAATACGTTCGATAAACTGCTTTGCAGGATCAATAAACTTCTCACCATATTGCTTTTCTACCATAGTTAGCACAGCAGTTTCGCCTTTTGGAAACTGTCCTGTTGTGTAATCAAAATATGAAAGAATAAACTCGCCTAATGGTGTTTTGTCATCTTCTTGTTCGATTTTAATCTTTTCGTCGCCTGGACCGTCTACTTCATCACCTTTTTCAGCGCCATTCATTTTAGCCTTACGTACTGCGTGTGCATATGCATTGCCTTCGTCTGCGTCTGCTTCTTTTTCTGAGAAGTTACCTAGTAACTCTTCAATTTCATTTTCAATTTGTGACTCGTAGTTTGTAAATCCACCTGGTGGCAAACCTCTGCTTGCACCATCTGGTCCTGTTCCCATTGAGTAAGGAATTTCAAGAACTTGACCAACTTGTAATTGCTGTGGATTAGAGATGTTATTCATTTGCATAATATCTTTTACAAATTGCTTTACATCTCCGCCCATATTATTTTGATCATTAAATGCTTGTGCAATACTAAAGATAGTCATTCCTGGACGCACTTTAACTGTGTTTGCTGGACCTCTTATGTTATCAAGATTTCCTGTACCCCTAACATCTCTATCATTATCATCTGGTGCTTCTGTTTCACCTAGTAAATCGTCTGGACCTAGTTCTTGTGGAGCAGTTGCTTCACTTACTAATTTATAGATATAAGGAAATACATCTGCTAGTTCTTCATTAAACTGTTTGATTGTTAGCTCGTCAATCCAATTTTCTTTTACATCTGCAGGTACTTCTTCAAGTGTTGGCGCTTCAAATGATTCAAATGCTTCTTTATAGTATGATGGCTTTTGTAGTGATTCTACAGTCTTTTTAACTGTAGCGATACGTTCTTTAACAACATCCATATAGCCTGATAAACTTTCTGCCATTACAGCTGAACGTCCCATATATGTTTTAAACTTGCGTAGTTTGGCAAGTTCTTCACTTAGACTTGTAATATGTTTACCAAAATCATCAAATGGTTTGCCGCCTTCACTTACGTGTTGTGCCATTGCTCTTGCACCGCTTAGGTGTTTGTAAGGATACATAAATCTTTCACCGTCAGCACTTTCAACATAGATCTTACCAATCTTTTGTGTTCGTCCGGTTGCACTTTCTTGATTAATACTTTCTGTATGTTTAATCATTATACGTGCTTCGCCAACTTTTTGATAGCTAACACGACTAGTGCCGTATAGTTTTGATTCTGTCATTTGTTCGTCCTCAATGCGGTTCTGAGCTAAAAATTTATAATCTCTTTTATTTAAATTATTTTTTGTTATGTTTCTTGTATCAAAATTTAGCAATCTTTTTTTACTAAATTGACGCAATTCTCTTAGAAAATTGTACCAGTTATCCCTAGTCATTTGGTCTTCGTTAGCAACAAAGTCATTGGTGTACATAACAGCAATAGACTCTTCGTCTAGTGTAATGCTAACCTTTCCTAACACACGGTCTGCTTCTTTGTATTCAAAATCAAAGAAACGTGCATCTGAAGGTACGTTAGTTACATTACCTTCGGCATCACCGATTGTAACGCTTGGAAAGCGTCCACGTATTTTATTAAAAAG